AAGTTATATAATTCAAGTGAATCTAAACCACCCCATCCTGAACCTCCTCTGTTACTTCTAAAATGAATTTGTCTAGTTTCAAATAAATTCGGGTCTTCATGTGGTTCGGGTACTTTCCAACCACTCTCTCCTTTTTGGTCATATGAATTATCAGGTCCACTTAGACTTGCAAGTATTGCTGCAACCTCTTGTTGTGCTTCTTCTTGTTCTTCTATTTGGTCTTTTAATTTAAGTTGTTCTTGTAAACTTATCTTCTGTGCTTGTAAACCCCTCACTTGTGCTGTAAGTGAAACTCTTTCGATAGCTTCCTTTGTTCCTTTTATAATAGAATTTTGAAAATCAGCTAATAATGACCCATATCTATCACTAACGACTGTATTTTGATTTTCTGCAACTGCTCTTTGTTGTAACGCCGCATCAAGTTGTTGTTGTAGTGATAAATTTTGAGATTCCAATCCACTAATTTTTGATAATGCATCATTCAACTTAGCTCTTAAATCTTCTATCGCATCGGTTCCGGTCTTAAACCTATCATTAAGTTTATCATATATCTCTTGTTTAACAAAAGGGCCTTTTTTAATTTTTTCTTTTTTAATTAACTCATCTACCTTTACATCAATTGCCTTTTGCAATTCTTCTTCATTATATTTTGGCTTTTCAATATATCCAGATGTTTCTCCATCAAACGATGTTTGTTCTTGTACAAAGGAGTCATCTACTTCATTTAAATCTGATTTAAATCTTGGGGATATTTGTTTTCCCTTTATTGGTACGGAACCAAATGGAGCTTCTTTTGATATAATAGGTCTTTTTTCTTTGCCATTACTTTTCTGCACAACAATTTGATTAGAAGAATCCCTTCTAATTACACTCGAACCTTTTTTTACAAGTTCATTAATCCTAAATCTATCTGATAAAGCCATTTTTTATTTTTCTACTGTAAATGTTAAATCCTTATCAATAAAGTATTCAACAACACCACTTCTTACTGTTTTTATTTCTATATAATAATCTCGATTGTATTCAAAGTTAGTTAAGTTTAATTTAAAGTAATTGCCGGTTGAATCACAACTGACCTTTGTGTAATTATCATTAAATGGAATTATTACTTCTTCAGTTACTATATCTTTTATTTGATAATATGTTGTTGATGGTAAAAATTTAACATCAGTATATGCGTATGTATTGGTATAACTTTTAAGAGGATATTTCTCTCTACCGAACACTCTAATCTCTGGTGAACTTCCAACCTTATATATTGTTTTTAATCTCTTAAACGTTACGTGAATATCATCAGAGGTAAGTTCAGTAAGTGAACCGGTTGTAAATGATGAATCATCCCATCCTATTCTTATTTTAGGTTGATATATTGTATTTGTTTCTTTTGAAAAAAACTTTAGTTGACCGTAATCTGTTGTATCGTTTTCTAATGATGAATCATGTTTAAGTATAAATCCTTCATTTGGAATAGAACCACTTATCCAAGAAGTAAATGGAGTTATTACATCCATTATAATATCAGAAGATTGATAATTAAATGATTGAGATGCATATGATCCTGTGTACCACATTCCACCTTTACCATTATATGAACCAGAACTTTCTAGTGATGCTGACCCAACTAACCAATTGGTTGAAGTTTTTCTTGTATTCCAAGTTACCCCATCTGTTGATATTTTGTCAAACCTAGTACCAATTCCCATGTCCCATGATTGAGAAACAGGATATGCATAAAGTGAATAATCTGTTGAAATTTCTGATGATTCACTTTCTCTGATAATCATCTCAGCGCTACTCATAGTTATTTCACCACTAACAATTGATTGAGATAACGCAGTTGTGTCAAATTTAATTAAACTTCTTGAAGTGTCTTTTAAATTTCCATAATAAGTTTTAGATATTTCTAATATCTCATCAAAACCAGTATTTTGTGTTGGTTGTTGTAAGTAAACAGTTGAATCTTTAGATGATGTTACAAAATAATACATTATATTACTCTCCCTCTTATATCTTTGTTTGGAAACTTCAATTCAAATACCGCAGGGTCTAAAGATGGATAAACCATTTTACCTTTAGTTGCCTCTTGTATATTATATGAATTTGAAGAATAATTTCCTAAACACTTGTTAGTAATTTCACATTTTGGTACTGATTGTACTCCTTCAACACCCGCTATTAATAACTCAACTTCAGAAATATTAATTGGCATATTAAATGTCCAATTATCAACATTGAAATAATTTCTAAGTTCTGTTGTTACTCTTGTTAATACTTCGCGTTTGTTATATCCACCATAAACTCGGATTTCGAAATCAACACCAATGTTAATAACAAATCCATTTATAATATTAATACCATCGGTAAGTAATCTATATTCACTTAAATAAGTTTTTAAATTTTCTTTTACCGCTCTATTTAGATTTGATAGGTTTTTGTTTGAATTATATCCAAGTACATATAAATTAATTGCAAATGGATTATTTTTTTCATTAACTGAACTTTTCTTGTTCGCAAGAAATTTAGTTACTTCATCTTTTACTTGTTGTTCTGTTAAATCCTTATCTCTTAAACTTTGAACTAAACTTGTAAATTCTTCCAAAGAATCATTACTCGATAAGATAGAACTAGGTGAATTCATATCTAACTCCCCATCTGGTGCACAATATGCTTTAGCAATTGCACCATATTTTGCTGGTAATGATAAAACTCTAACTTGATAATCTTTTCTTGTTACTGCTCTATCTTGTGAACCAAAGTTTGCTAGAGCATTTTCTCTAATTTCTTCAATCGTATCTGCACCCTTACCACCGGTTGCTGGTTCTTCATTATCAACTGCAACTGAATTTTTAACCTCGTTATAGGCCGATAATTCGTTTGATGTAAAAAATGAAGTATCTTCATCAAATTCAATTCTTTCTATTGCGGTAATGGTTCCTGACTGTACATTTGACTGTACTCCACCTCCTACTAGATACGAAACTGTTAGTTTTGTGTTCGAAGGAGCTTGTCCATATGATTTTGTTTTTAGGAAGTTAGATGGGTCAAATGATGCACTTAATTTATCTATTGAGTTATTTAATCCCAATCCTACATTTTTAAAGTTTGGAATTAAAGTTTCATCATTAGTTTGATTTCCACCACCAAACACAATTGTTGTAGTATTATCTTCATTTACTTTAGTTGTAAATCTTCTTGAAGTTTTAATTACTTTAAGAACGTTTGGTACTGAATCTTTAAATTGAACTAAGTCTTTATCGGTTTGTTCTGAATTTGCGTAATCAATATAAACCATTTCTTGTGCAAGATAAGGAACCTTATACCACTTATTTCCATTAGAATCTCGTACATCGTAAATATCAATTATATTATTTTCTCCTAAATTTATTTTTGAAAACTGCTGAGGTGTTGTGAAATCTACCGTAATTGTTTTTAATTCGGCCGATATTACATTTACATATTTTTTTACTAGATACTTTGTTGGTTCATTCGAACCGTCTGTTTCATATACTGTTATTTCTCTATCATCTTGTACATTAAAATCTACTAATTCAGTAGTTCTGAATGTAGTTCCTTCGGAACTGTTTATGGCCATTCCTTCCTTAATTCTTAAATAATATTTTGAATCAGGTTTTATTGTATCACCACTTCCAATTTTTGGTACTAGTTGATAAACTGCTAACTTTCCAATAGCAGGAGATGTTACTTTTGGTTTATATCCCAAATATTCTGCCAGTGCTAATACATTTTTCTTATCTTCAGCATATAACATCAATGATTCTTTCAATGAATCATCTACATAATAAGATAAAACATCTCCAACATAAGATGCCATCTCTATGAACATCATTCCAGGAGAAGATTCGTTAAAATCAGTATATGTTTTAGGAAAATAAGTTTTAGAGTATTCAATTAGATTTTCTCTAAAACTAGAAAAATCTTTATTGATATATTTTATATCTCTTCCTTGATTACTTTTTTTTGTTACACTATTTAATGCCATATCTTATTTATCCTCTAACTGTAAATGTTATTTCTTGTAAATCTATTTGATTACCTACTGTAAATTTTAATGATACTTCCGCTCTATTATTATCCTTCATCTCATCTGTCATTTTTACATCAATTTCATCTATATTAATATAAGGTAACCAAAAAGCAACACTACTTGTAATTACTTCTTGTATATTTTCAGCCAACTGTTCTGTGTTCTGTTCAAATAATAGTGATTTTAGACCAGTACCAAAATTTGGTTGGAAAATTCGTTCACCCTTTGAAGTCAATAACAAATTTTTTAAGTTTGATTTAGCTTGTTCAAATGAAGAAAATGCCTGTGCAAACATTCCTGTATTGCCTCTTTGAACAGGCAAAGTAATACCATACGCAAAGTCGTTAAACTCTTCGGTATCTTTTACTACTTTTTTATCAAGAATATAAGCCATTTTTATTTACTCCCACAATTACACTTACTACACCCATCACTATCACCTCTAAATACGTTAACTAAAATTTTAACCGCATAGAGTACAATAAATATAGATACTAGTTCTTGCATTATCTTTTAAACTTTTTAACTAATTCAGAGTTATCTCTGTTTAATATTTTATCTAAACCAGGTAATCCAGTTCTTACTCCCAATCCAGTTTTACTTGGCCTTGATGGAACATCGCCATATCCCATTTTCTGTGCCATTTGTGTTCTCATCATTTCAGTACCACCAGCGGCTCCATTAGAGGTAAAGGATAATGTCTTATCCATACTCTCTTGAATTGGTGCTTGTTGTGGTAAAGTATCTAATACAGAAGCTCCTTGAGCTTGTCCACCAGCTGCTCGTTGTGATTGAGAAAATGGTTGTGTGTTATTTAATACCTCATTTAATATAGGGTTCTTTGAAAATTGTTTTTTTGGTGCGTGTCTTTGTTCCTGTAATGCAAGTTCTGCTTGTTGAAATGGGTCTACTACATCTTCAACTACTTGCGATGAGGGAACGCTGACTACACCTCCCTTCGCCTCTGCTAATCTTTTATTTACTTCCTCTGCCAATATTTTTGGAAAAGTTTTCGATAAAAAACGCTCTTGTTGTTTAGCGGATTCCACTTCCACAAGAGCTCTTATTACTTTAATTAATTGCTTGTTATTCATTTTTTAAATCTATTGTTCTTAATATAAATATATCTACTTTACTTTTATGGTTATAGAACCGAATATCCGACAAATGGTAATATCGATGGAGCAGTTATTACTGGAAGACCAGGGTATAATGATTCCATGATATATGTTCCCGCAATTGTTGTAAGATGTATTTGCATTGATGCAATTAATATATCTAAAAAAATATTTGTATCATCTAGTGATGGAGTTGGTCCGATTGGGGTCCACTTACCAGGATTACTTACCATTGCTAATGTTGTACTAATATTCATGAAGGCAGGTGGGGTAACTCCTATTGGTGGAATCGAAGTAGATATCTCTGCACCTACCCAATATCCGCCTTGAATAGATTTTCCTATATCATCTATAAAGGTGTGATTTCCTTTTTTTATATTTAATGCCTTTACACATGCCAACTTTAAAAGAGTTTCCATTAAATCAACATTTCCCTTTCCCAATGGAACAGAGAAGGCTGGAATAAGACTAGGTTGTTGAAATCCCCTCTTAATACACATATCATATTCCTGAGTTAGTTTCTTTGCAAATTCATCAGAAGAGTTTATACTTTCTTGATTACTCATGAAGGATAACATATTTTGTTTGAATATAGAGAAAGACATGAGTTATTCTGTATAATTAATAGTTGATAGTATAGTATCTAATTTAGATTTTATTTTATTGAAATCTCCGCGGTTGTTTGGTCCTAATGCAGTTGGGCCTGCAGGTGTTGAAAATATTTGAGCATTTATAGCTTCACATAGTTCGGCAAGAATATCAATTAACGTTTGTCCTCTTGCAAGTGGTTCTTGTTGGTTGGTACCAGGTGATTTCCCAGCTTCATCTGTATTTAACCATATTTCCCCGGCTCCGGCAAGTAATTTAAAATCGTTATCATTGGTAGTAATTAAAACATCTCCATTGAAATCCATATCAGCACCATCTAATCCATTGTCAATTGTTAATTTACCATCAGATATAAATGAATAGTTTCCTTTGGAATAAAATAACATTTCAGAATCTTTAGAAGATAAAATAATTCTACCACTATTAATTAAAATTTGGTCAGTTCCTTTTAATTCAGGTTCTTCTGCATATATTGGTTCTGTTTCTAATGGAGTATCTACTGTACCAGGAGTAAAATTTAGTGATTTATCAAAACTTGTTAAAGCTATTGTAGAACCATCATCAACAAAATTTTCTTCAACAATTTCTCCTATTTTTAAATCATTAAGTGATTTACTTCCTTGTCTGTTTCTTATTACGATACTTGGAGAAAAACTTTTTTCTTCATTATTATACCCACTAAATCGTATTGATTGACCGAACCTACTTTGAATTACCTTATCACCTTCATATAATTTTAAATGGTTTATTTTGTTTTTTGAAAAATATTCTCCGTGATTTTCATTATCAGTTGAAATTTTTGAAGCTTTTTTTGTGGCTCCTGTTTGAGAGGTTTCTTTATAAGTTTTAGAATTTCCTACTGAACCCTCATCGGTGTTGAAATATTTTGTTTGAGCATTTATTTTAGCATTACCAGTATTTAAATTTGGTGAAATAATTCTTTTATAAAATATGCTGCCATTTTCAGATTTTATTAATTCTACTATTTCTCCTTTAATTGGTAAATCTATAAAAGAATAATCATATGGTGTATAATATCTTAAAGATTCTGTTTGTGCAGTTTGGTCATTTAATTTTCTTATTTTTGCAGAACCGATTGAGCTATAATCTTTATCAGTTATACCTTCGTCTGATTCTTCTATTGGACGTATTGCTTCGGAATCTCCATCTAGAACTACATCCATAACTAAACCCAGGCCAATGTTTTCATTAACACTTTCCTTGGTTCTTCTTACTACTTGTGAAAGGATTCTTCTACTCATTACTTACCTTTTGTTTTAGTTCTTCAACTTCGTTAGTCAAATCATCAACTTTTATTTTTTCATTTTCTACTTCATAAGCAGTATCTTCTAGTTGATTAAGTAATTGTTCTTTTTCTTGGTCACTAAGAAATCCAGTATCACCTTCTACTTTTTCTTTTGAGGCCACCATTCTTTGTGCAATTGCAGCCATCTTAAGAAGTGATTCATCATTACGAACTGATGTATCTACCAAATCTTTTATGATTGGACCAATTACTGCCATATCACCAGAATGCCTAATTACCTTTTTCATTTCGGCAATTAGTTCT